TCAGACTTGCGGTTTATTTGCGGTTTTTTCGTATTTAACCACATTTTGATTATCATTAGTAATGTCTCCATAAGACTTCTCGAATGAAGCCATACGAAATGATTGAATTATTCTATCACTCATCTTTGATAAATCATCAATAGAGTCAAGTGTGACCCACTCGTTGGTTTTATAATCATTCATAGGAAAACAAACCTTGACTTTATCTGCCGTCCTTTTGATTCTAACAATCCATCTCCATACAGAACCATGCTTGTTGATCGTAAAATACGATTTGAAAGACGTATATTTAATCTCGTCCTCGTAAGCATAATGCTTCAGTATCTTCTTGACCAAAAGATAAGCTTTATAGTCTTCACCATTCACTATAGGTGATGGCTTGTCACCTTTCGGCTGTGGAATAGATATTCTATCATTTATTTGATTACGAACCTCTCTTGCAACCTCATCTACAGAATAACTGCAACCGATTGAGTCAGCTATATATTTCGCAAATGTATCAGAGCATTTGAATACGTCATTCTCTAGAAATGTCCTAACCTTCTCTTCAATATTAATGTTTTCTGCAATTTGCATGATTTTCTGCTCGTCAAAGCAGTTTCTTTTAAACCTACCTAACAATTCTACATCATGTTTATCAAAAGAGCTTATATCGAAAACAAAGAATGGTTTTGAGTCCATCAAGTTCACTCTATCCATATCTGAATAGAAGCGATATTCTATACCGTTAGTAAGTATTGCGAACCTAGCCTTAGTTGCCACATAATACTTAGCTAGCTGGAGAACAAAAGCATCTAGGCTCTTTTCACACTGCTTGCACTCTACTATCATCGCAGGTTGGGAATCAATATTAATAGCATAGTCCACCTTGTCTCCCTTGCGTGAAATATCGCAATCCATTTCGGGTATAACCTCTAGTGGATTGTATATATCATAGCCGAGTGAGACAAGAAAAGGAAGAACGAAGGCAGTCTTCGTGGCTTCCTCAGTCGCTACATGATTTCTCAGCTTAGAAACCTTGTCAGATAACTCTTCAAGAGTTTTATATAATTCCATTGCTCTACACCTTATTATATATATTATACTATGCGCAAAGTTAAATAATCTGAATATCAAGATATTTCTGTATATTTTGTACCGATTTTACAAATTTATTTTGTACCTTTGCACTGTCATTCTAAAAATAACAATGCAAAGATACAAAAAAGATTGGAATTTGGCATGAATGATGTGTTAAGATGCACTAAGAGCAATAAGTTAAATTTAAAATTCATCGTTATGGGATGCACTAAGAGCAATAAATCTCCAAAAGTTGGAGAAAAAAAGAACGCTTTCGTAGAATTGGTAGATTTGTGGAAGCAAGATGTTAATTGGAAAAGCAATGCAAAAAACAACAGAAAAATCTGCATTGGCTTCGGTATCTCTCTAACAGCAGTAATGGTATTCTGTCATACTTGGCTGTTCATACCAGCTATTATCGGATTGTTATGCTGTCTATCTAGTCTGAAGGATTTAAATGTGGAGGAGTAAGATATGGCAAGATTTATCGAAGTAAGAAACATTGAAGGCTATAAGATACTCATCAATGTCGACAACATACAATCAATACGACAAGTTGACGGTTTGGGTAAAACTTGCATTTTGCTTAATAATGATATAGTACGAACAGAACTTGAATACTCGAAGGTAGTCGAGCTTGTCAGCCCTAAAAAGAAAGGATTTCGCTTATGGCAGTAACAAGTAATGAACCAAAGGTAATAGCAACAAGCAGATACAGCATCAATGAGACCTGCGAGTTGCTTGGCATCACAAGAAAGACCTTACAGAAGTACACTATGTTTGGTCTTATCAAATGTGGGTTTAGAAAGGCAACCATGAAGAAGTTCTATACAGGACTTGAAATCATGAAGTTCTGGAGGACTGCGGTATGATATATGATAAAAACCATCCTCTCCGAGTATGCACACTTTGCAGTGGATATGATTCGCAATGTCTAGCTTTGAAATATCTCAAAGATAAACATTCAGAATTTGATTTTGATTTGGTTGCCTGGAGTGAAATAGACAAGTCAGCTATTACAGCTCACAATATTCTCTTTCCAGAATACAAGGATAGAAACCTTGGAGATATGAGCAAGATCATGTGGGATGGTGTTAAAGATTTCGATATGCTCACATACTCTACACCTTGCCAGTCGGTTTCTACTGCAGGAATGAGAAAAGGCATAGAGGAAGGCAGCGGAACAAAATCATCTTTGCTATGGTATACACGGAATGCCATCATAGCTAAGAAACCAAGGTATCTCTTGATGGAAAACGTCAAAGGTCTGGTAACAGAAAAGTTTCGTCCATTTTTCTTTGCTTGGTTGAAAGAACTCGAAAGTTATGGTTATACATCATATTACAGGGTACTCAATGCTAAAGATTATGGTGTTCCTCAAAATCGAGAACGAATATTCGTTATATCCATAAGGAGAGACGGAGAAGAAAACTTTCACTATCATTTCCCGAAAGCAGAAAAGCTAACATTAAGGATAGCTGATATTTTGCAAGATAGCGAAGATAAAACCCTCTATATTTCCAAGAGCCTGTCAGACGGACTTATCAGAAAGACTAATGCCAATGAAGTAAGTTCTCCAAAAATAATACATATAGGAGACTTGCCTATAGGTGCCAAATTTGCAGGTAAGCAGAGAGTTTTCTCTATTCATGGCATATCTCCAACGCTTATGGAGAATATGTACAAAGATCCGAAAAATTATGGTTGCATTCCTAAAGTCGTAGTTAAAAACAAGGTTCGTAAGTTATCTCCTTTCGAGTGTTTCGCTTTAATGGGAGTACATAAAGAGGACGACTACAAGCTATGCAATAGTGGTCTTAAAAAAACAAAGCTATACAAGTTATCTGGTAACTCTATAGTGACTAATTGCATGACTGCTATGTTCGAAGAACTTCTCTACCCTACTGGTAACAGCTATGTAGAGAAAGATGGACAATTATCATTGTTCTAGAGCCTACACCAAAGCTACTCCACCTTAGGCAAGTGGATTCTTTACTCTCAGAATTTGGCGGTAGCTTTGGCATCTGAGGATTGTGGCTACAGCGTTGAAAGTGTAGCAGTGCATATAAGCCTGGAGCGGTATTATTCTTATCAGACCATGTTTTACCTTGCCGTGTACCAGACCTCTATGATGCAATAAGACCAAGAGGGTTTGACTCCCTCAATCCTCACTTAACGCAACAAGTGGTAAATAGGATAAGGTTTAGTTTTTATGTTTGTTGGTCCCTCATTGTCTGTGAAGATGGTGAGGGATTTTTTTGTAGCCTTTTGGGAGACTAAGCCAACACACCACCTAACACACTTGCTAGCACACTACTAACACACTATAAAGCACTTATTACCAATACATTACAGAGATTTTAAAAAGTCAGCTAACACAATCACTAACACAATAGCTAACACACTGCCTATTTTTGCTAACACACTGTCAACACACTTTAAACAACTATAAAACAACGACTTACAGAGATTTCAAAAAGGCAACTAACACACTGCTAACACACTGGTAATAAATATTGTCATTTTAGCATACACCACCTAACACACTTGCTAACACACCTACTAACACACTGCTAACACACTATAAAAGACTTATTATCAATAATTTACAGAGATTGAAAGAAGTCAGCTAACACACTCACTAACACAATAGCTAACACACTGCCCAAAAACTTTTCTTTTGTACTAACGTAGTTAGTATCTTTCTTTTATAGTATATATATTTATTATTATATATATAATTATAATATACTAACGTGCGCGCGAGAAATTTTTGGGCGGTTGTTCTAATGCAAAATAGTGATGCTGAACATTGCTCCATACTCATCATACTGAGGAATGGTAATGATGGTTTTAGCTCTTGCCCCATCTTTAACCTTCTGAATTGTGATTAAAGAAGTCCATTTTGAAGGAATGTTCTCATCAAGTTCTTGGCATACTAGGCGGTATACTTCAACAGCACCTCGGTCAACAAAAACTTTTCCTTCCTCATAACTGCAAGAAGTTATCTTGAAGGATAGCTCATATTCGGTACCTGCATCAATTGTCAGTTTACCTTCCTTCACAGAAATAGAGTGCTCAACTTGCATTGGATCGCAATCTTCGGCATCCTTGTTGACAACGAAGTCACCTGCTCCAAAAAGCCAATGAATTTGCTCAGTTTGCGTTTCAAAACGCATAGAAAATGTACCAACAGAGATTTCTTGCGGTTCTAAAGCCATACAAGCCGAACAAACCAATAATTCTACTACAAAAGAAACAAATCTTCTCATAAGCGAAATTTTAAGGGTTATTTTGAATTTTAAACATCATACCTACACCTGTCAACAGCCATTCGGCATTAACGTTATAATCTTCAACTAGCCAAGCAAGCCATTCTGATTTGATAGCTCTGCCATCTGGGCACTTCTTAAACGTAGAGAAATTCCAATAGTTGATACCATGAGATTCGGTAAAAGTGCGTATTCCTCTAGCTTTACGCTGGTTGATAGCAACATCAAGAGCAAGGAAGAAACGCTTTGTTATCGCCATGCCTGTTGGCGTTGTCGTAAGTTTCATACGCTATAAATATTTCCGTGTACGTTAATTATATAGAAATCGCTTTTTTATCTGCAGGAGTAATAGTTTCCCCATTAGCTAGCTTCTCGAAACATCTTGCAAGGTGTTCGTATGCCTGACGTAGCTCCCTTATCTCCACATCTTTCTGTGCATTAATTTCGATGAGACGATTTATAACAGAAAGCGAATCTATCTGCTCATTTGGCTTTTCAGCTCTAATTGATGTCGCAGGAATATCATCATTAAGCATATTCCCTTCTCCAGTCAACAACCAGTCGATATTGTACATAGGCTTGGACGTATGGATAAGATTAGCCATTCTCGCACTCACCTTCAAAACCTTACCATTAAGGATATCATAAACCGCTTGCGGTCTACTGAGTCCCATATCCTTAGCAAGCTGCGAACCAGTTATATTTTCTTGCATAAGGATAGCATTAATAACCTCTTTTGCTGTCATACGTATAATAAAAGTTAAAATACAGAGATTTCTTAATGATTTGTACCGATTTTACAAATATTATTCTTATCTTTGCACCGTGAATATTTAAATAACAATGCAAAATTACAAAAAAATATTTGTATGGCAAATAAAAGTGAAGAAAAAAAGCAAAAAATGACCCTTTTGGATTATTACGAGAACCTTCCAAAGTCCTCGTACCCAAAGAAGGATTTCATTCAGCGCATCATGTCAGAATGCGATGTGTCATTTACTACAGCCCGCAACTGGACAAAAGGTCATACAAGACCGATGGTTGATTGGCAGATTAAAAAACTGTCTGAAATTACAGGAATACCAAAAGAACAGCTATGGCAGTAGAGTTTTATATGTTTGATGATGAACTTTGGTTCATTAAGGATGGTACCGAAAATCAAGCTCTCTCGGAAAAAGATACAGAAGTCATTAAGAAAATGATTGATGCTATCCGAGAAAGATTCCCCGAAGCCTACAAGGCTTTATCTAAGGAGTATCAAAAGAGTGCAATGAATGTTCCTTATTATCAGTTCTTGATAGTCAGAAGATTCTGTAAATGCAACTTCGGAAAGCTTGATACAACCACCTACGATATTGATAATCTCGGCAGGTTTAACTTTGAAAAAGTTGAATGCCCACTGCGAGGAGAATGTATGAACGAAGGCATTATTTGCAGCCCAAAGTTTAACTCCAAACTATCACCTGCCGAAGAAAGGGTAATGAACCTTATCTATCAAGGTTTCACAAAAGAAGAAGTTGGTGACAAACTTTGTCTATCTCCGAACACAATTAAACAGCATGTCAGATCAGCTTACTGCAAGCTAGGTGTTCATGATAAAGGCGAGTTTATAAAGCTAGCTAAAGATAATGGATTTTTTAACAATTTAAAGCACTAAGAGCAATGAGTATGATTAAAAGAAGCAATGAAATTGCTATTCAGAAAAACGTTAAAATGATGGTTTACGGACAGGCAGGTATGGGTAAGACAACTTTCGCCCTTTCAGCACCTAAGCCTCTGTTGCTTGACTTTGATAATGGTGTCAAGCGTGTTAATACCGCACATTTGGATGATAATGTCGGTATCGTACAGGTTTCTAGTTGGCAAGATATTCTCAACTTGCTCAACTATAACAAGAAGGATTTGGAGGAGTTCGATACCATCGTTGTAGATACTATCGGAAAGATGATTGATTTCATCATCGCCTACAGATGCAATGGTCGCAACCCTCAGATACAGGATTGGGGCACCATCAATAACGACTTCAAATGGTTTACCTCATCTTTGTCACAGCTTAACAAGAACATCGTCTTTGTCGCACATCGTGACACACGCAAGGAAGGTGAAAGTACTGTGTATATCCCTGCACTTCGTGAGAAGAACTACAACAATATCGTTACCGATTTGGACTTGCTTGGCTATCTCGAAATGAGAAGTGAGAATGGACAGCAAATCAGAACTATCACTTTTGACCCTACAAGTCGTAACGATGGTAAGAACACCTGTCAGCTTCCTGGTTGTATGCAGATTCCGGTTATTCTTGATGCAAACGGACAGCCAACCGCTCCTAATAACTTCATCGCTACTCAGATTCTCTCACGTTATCAGTCTATGATAGCTCAGAAAGAAGAAAAGGTCAAGGAGTACAATAAGGCTCTTGAAGAGATTAAGGAGAGTGTTCAGTTGATTACTGACGCAAGAGGGGCAAACCATTTCATCGAGCACATCAAAGATTATGCAAACTTGGGTAACTCCATCATTCTTCATGCAAGAAGTCTGTTCACAGAGAAGGTAAGTGCATTGAAGTTGGTTTACAATAAGGAGACCAAGCAATACGAGGACCCACAAGCAGCATAAGCATGGAAGTAGTCAAGTTTAAGTTCTATGCGACGCTGTTGGATGCGTATCAGAACTACCTTGATAGTGACATCATTTGGAGCAAGTATTGGGGATGGTCTGAAAATCCACCCCATACGCCAGAAGAGTTCAAGAAGATACAATTCCAATCGTTAATAGATAAGATAAATCGAGTACCATTCGATAGTGAAGCTGCTGACAAAGGCACAGCATTTAATGAGGTTATTGATTGTATGGTCCTTCATCGTAACTCGGAGAATATGGATATTCACACCATTTATCAAGAAGTAGAAGAATATCCGTATAGCAAAAGGGTTCCTGTCGGTGTAGAAGCAAAGCTGAACGGCAGAAGTTTCTGCTTCCCTATTCAGCTAGTCCGACATTATGCAGCCTACTATAAAGGAGCATTGCCACAGGTTTATATACAAGCAGTCTTACCTACCATGTATGGGAAAGTAATGCTGTATGGGTATATTGATTACCTTATGCCGTTCTGTACTCATGATCTGAAAACAACACGTCAGTATGCGGTTGGCAATTACAAGAGACACTGGCAACATAAGGTCTATCCTTATGCCCTCATGAAGAATGGTTGTGATGTTTACGACTTCGAATACAATATCTCGGAAATCGGAAAGACGTATCACAGAAACTATACAGAGAGTTATACGTTTAACCCTGAAAGAGACATTCCTCTACTCACTCAACACTGCGAGGATTTAATAAAATTCTTGCTTGATAACAGAAGTTTAATCACAGATAAGAAAATATTCAATTTGGTTTAATATGGCAGAAGAAAAGAACACCAATATCGTTGCACTCCAAGAAAAAGATGTGCAATTGGTGGTAAGCAAAGAAACTATCGGTCAGCTTACCACGAATATCAAAGAGGTTAAAGCTAGAGTTGAAAAGGCTTTGCCTATGTATGACATCAGCAACTATAGCACCGATGACATTCCAAAGTGCAAGGAAGACAAGGCTTTACTCAACAAGGCAGCTAAAGCACTTGACGATAAGCGCAAGGAGCTTGAAAAGGTATGGAATAAACCTTTTGAGGAGTTCAAGACAACCTGTAACGATACGTGCAAGCTTATCAAGAATGCTGTATCTCTCATTGATGGCGTAATCAAAGAAGATGAAAATCGCACCAAGAAAGCTAAGAAAGAAGAGATTGAAAAGCTTGCTGAGAAATGCGGAGTGGAAACCATCGGTATCAAACTAGACCTCATCTTTGATGCGAAATGGCTCAACAAGACAACTTCAATGAAGTCTATCGAAAAAGCTATCACAGAAAAGGTTGATAACATCAAGAAAGACCTCGAAACCTTGAAGCTATTTGCAGAAGATTATGATGCACTTGCCGCCCGATACAAGGAAAATCTCAATCTGCAGGAGACTATCGCATACGCAAACAAGCTGAAAGAACAGCGTGCTAGCTCAGTGTCCCCTAGTAAGAAAGAAACTGCAACACCTCCAACATCACCTCAGAAGGAAGTCGCGGAGAACAATGCAGCCGAGCAACAGGAAGAGCAGCCGAAGAATGGTAAGATGTCTTCTAATGAAGAAGATGCCATGGATGCTTTCGCTGCCGCTATGGGACAGTCGGTTGCACCTCCTACTCCAACCGAGACACGTACTTACGTTTGTACCGGTACAAAAGAGGCAATGGAATGTTTGGAACGCTTCATGCGTGACAATGGTATCACTTTTAATGTTCAGTAAAAATGGCATTTCAGATTAGTGGAATTATTCAGCATATAGGGAATACGGAGAGTATTCCCTATCAAGACAAAGTCTTCAAAAAAAGAGAGCTTGTCTTGGATTGCTCCTATCGTAACCAGTTCACAGGGCAGATAGAGAGAGCAAACTATCCAAAGTTCGAGTTTACAGGCAATCACGTTGATGATCTGAACGGCTTCAATATGGGTGATATTGTGACGGTATCATTCTCCTTGAATGGTTCACGCTCAGAGAAAGACGGGCAAGTCAGATACTTCACTAACGTTCAAGGTTATAAAATCGAGAAATATCAATCTCGTTATAATCAGCAACAAGGTGGAAATCAGACCGCACAAGAGGCTAACGGAAATCAGCCAACACCTACACAAGGGGCATGCCAAAGCGCACAACAAGCAGCTATGGAGTCTGCAAGAGCAGCATCAGCTGCTAATTTCCCTCCAGCCGTAGATGCGAACGAAAACCCTATTCAAGGTAATAATGACGACTTACCATTTTAAAGTTTAGACTATGGCACTCTATAATTTGAAGAACGTTTATGACAGAAAGAGGTTCAAGGAAGCCTGTAATCAGATGGTTCTGAAGAACGAATACGTTGAACTGAAGAAAAAGAACACTCAACGTTCTTTGGCTCAGAATAGCTACCTGCATTGTCTGTTAGGTTACTTTGCTTCTGAATTTGGTTTTACCCTCGAAGAAGTTAAGTTTGATATTTTCAAGAAGATATGCAACAGGGATATATTCGAGAGAAAGCGAATTAACAGAAGGGGACAGGAAATTACCTACATTAGAAGTAGTACTGAACTCGATAAGGCTGAAATGACAACTGCAATAGAAAGATTCAGAAATTATAGTAGTGCTCAGTGTGGGCTTTACCTTCCTGCACCTCATGAAGGTGAAATGTTATTTTTTGCTCAACAGCAGATTGAGCAATGCAAAGAATTTATGTAATTTAAAACAGAAAATATTATGTTAGCAGATTTGGATGGTCACAGACCAGAGAAGATTGAGTTTTGTTTGACCGAAGCTCAGAAAGAAATGTTCAAGGACGTGTTGGTACTTTGCGAAGGTGCAAAGAGTGCAGACGAACCTATCAAGGTTCTGCACGACAAGTTCAATGCTCTCTTCCCAGACAATGAGGTTGTTGACCGCAAGTATGATGATTTCGAGATTCACGCTATCCGTGAAGAGTACTGCATCAAGCAGGAGAATGATGTACCAAAGCGCAAGGAAGAGTTGGAAACCGTTCTTGCTCAGATCAAGACGATGAAGAAGAATGCCGAAGAAGCATACGCATCAGCACTTCTCGAAGTCAGTGATTTGGCAGCAAGAGTTAAGAATGGTATCACGGATTTCCGCTTACCTTCTACTAAGACCGCCCGTATTGCTCTCAATGGTCATTACCTCTTCTTTGCTTGGGTAGATGATAAGTTCCAGCTTTGCAAGGTTCAGAAAATCCCAGATTGGGATAGAAGCGGCTTGTGGAGCCAGGAAGATGTCAATCAGCAGGCTATGAAGGAAGTTTTCGGCATCGAGTTCCCTGAAGTGGAAAAACCAAAAACAAAAGCTGAGGAGCAGAATGATGATAATGACCTTCCTTTCGGTGACGATGATGAGGATGGTAATGATGAAGACGAGTAATCATGTACACACTCAGACCATATCAGAAACAAGCAAGTGATGCTGCCGTCAGAGCGTTCACAGGCAAGACTAAGAAGAATGGACTTCTTATCTTGCCTACGGGCGCAGGCAAGTCGCTTGTAATCGCAGATATTGCAAGTAAGCTGGATAGTCCGCTACTCATCTTTTGTCCGTCAAAGGAAATTCTAGAGCAAAACTTCGCTAAACTGCAAAGCTATGGTGTTTTTGATTGTGGAGTATATTCCGCTTCTGTTGGTTGCAAGGATATAAACAGAATAACCTTTGCCACCATCGGAAGCGTTATGAACCACATGAAAGACTTTCAGCACTTCAAGTACGTAATGGTTGACGAATGCCATCTTTGTAATGCTAAAGGTGGACAATACAAAACCTTCTTCGAAGCCGCGGATAGACAGGTTATCGGCTTAACAGCAACACCATATCGACTAGGAAGGGGACTTAATGGTACCTCGATGCTAAAGTTCCTTACGAGAACTAGACCAAGAATATTCGATGAGGTTCTGTATTATTGTCAGATTTCAGAATTGCTTGCAAAAGGTTATCTTGCCGATTTGAGATACTTCGATTGCACTCAGCTAGATATGTCTAATGTACATACCAACTCAACAGGAAACGACTTTGATGAAAACTCCCTAAAGTTGGAATATGAACGAAGCGGATTCTATGATCAGCTTACTTCCACTACCCTACGTGTATTGAAGCCAAAGAATAAAATACCGAGAAAAGGAGTTTTGGTCTTCACTCGATTCACGGAAGAAGCGGAAAGATTGACAGACAAACTGCAACAGAAAGGTATTAATTCTGCAATCGTTACAGGCGAGACTCCAAAGAAAGAACGTGAAGCTATCTTGGAGAAGTTCAAGGATGGCACCATAAAGGTTGTCTCTAATGTCGGAGTTCTCACCACAGGATTTGATTATCCTGCACTTGACACGGTTATCTTGGCAAGACCAACGAAGTCTTTGAGTCTCTACTATCAGATGGTGGGACGAGCTATCAGACCTTTCAAGGATAAAGATGGATGGATAATCGACCTTGGCGGTAGTTTCCGTTCCTTCGGAAAAGTCTCTGATTTAAGAATAGACCTAGAGGTGCAAGGTTCATCAAGATGGTGTATCAAGTCTCTAGGTAAACAATTGACTAACGTAAGTTTTTGAATTATGAAAATTGAAGCAAAACAGATTAATGAGTGGGTTAAAAAAGCCTACGATAATGCTGTCAAACATGGATGGCATGAAGAAGAAAAGTCTAATGCGCATTGGTTGATGATGGTCTGCACAGAAGTAGCAGAAGCCGTACAAGCTGACCGCAAAGGAAACTATATGGACGACCTTGACAAAGAAGGTCTTAAAACCGTACTTGCCAACGACCATGGTGGCAGTTTGTTCAATAAATACTACTCTGATACCATCGAGGGAAAAGTAGAAAGCGAGTTGGCAGATATTTGTATTCGTGTCTTTGATTTAATGGGTGTTTGTGGTGTTGTGGCAAAGGACGGATTTTCCACATTTGACTCTGAGGTTAAGTATGCTAAAGAGCATAGCTTTACTGAGGACGCTATGGTTGTTACTAGAATTATTGTTTCGTGCAACCTTAACTCATCTATAAGTGTAAAGGCAGAAATGTTCTGTGTCTTATATACAAGTATTCTTTCCTCCGTATTTGAATGGGCAGAAGCACTTGGAATCGACCTCGTTCAGCACATCAATTTGAAGATGCGTTATAACGAAAGCAGAGAATACCATCACGGAAATAAGCTGTATTAAAGAGTCCTATGGTTATGAATAAATACTATTTCAACCGCAAGCCAAAAGCGGCTCAAGCCGAAAAAAAAGAGGTAAAAAAGACTACTTCTAAGAGCAAACCTAACTTGGTTAAAAAGCTCGATCGGATATTCTCTCTTTATATCCGCTTGCGTGATGTTATGGATAATGGTTATGTTCGGTGTATATCCTGCGGGCAGATAAAGAGCTTTGAAGATGTGGACTGCGGTCACTTCCATAGTCGCCGACACATGGCAACTAGATTCAATGAAGATAACTGCCATGCTGAATGTAAATTTTGCAATCGTTTCTCTGCGGACCACCTTATAGGCTACCAACGCAACCTCATTCAAAAAATAGGGCAGCAAAGATTTGATTTGCTAAACGTGAAGGCGCATTCTATATGTCACTTCACTAATAGTGAACTAGAAGATATGATTGTTCACTATACGGCTGAGGTTAAGAAACTTAGCAGTCTCAAAGGTATCAAAGTTAATATTTGATAATATTTGCGGTAATATTATTTAATCAATAAATAATTTATTATCTTTGCACCAAAGAAATTAAATCTCTGAAACGTGGAACTTTCGGATAAAAAATATTCAGACCTCAATTAGTATTGTTTGGGTTCCACCTGCGTAAGCAGCTAAACAAGAAAGTTGAGGTTTTATTGTACAACTATGGCAGACTGGATAAGACTTCCTCGCAGCATGTTTGATTGGGATTGGTTCGATAAACCCGAAATGCTTTCCCTCTTTCTATATTTGCTCAACAATGCAAAAGAGAAAGAAGTTAAGCATGATGGGATAGTTGAGCAAAGGGGGCAGTTTTTAACTAGTCTTGGAAAACTCAGCACTATTATTGGTGCAGGAAAACAAGTGGTTAGAACCTGTTTGTCAAAGCTAGTAAAAATGCAGCTAATAGAAGTGAGTACGGAAAGGTTATACTCCATCATCACAATCTGCAATTATGACAACTATTTAGCTGATAAAGCTGATAAGCCTAAAAATGAGCCAAAGGAAAAAGAAAATGTTAAACCTGCAGAAGAAGCACCTAAGGAAGATAAGCCTAAGAAAACGAAAGAGGAGATTGCGGCAGCAACCGAAAAACGAAAGAAGAAATTCGGTCAAGAGTTAGTTCCTTATGTCGCGACTTATGGTAAGGATATGATCAGAAAGTTCTATGACTATTGGTCAGAGACTAATAAATCCAAAACAAGGATGAGGTGTGAGACTGAGAAAACATGGGATTTAAATCTAAGGCTACAGAATTGGGCAAGACGAAATAAAGACTTCGGAACAAAGCAATCTGGCACAGCTTTACATGATTCGGAAAACAAAGATTATAACGAAGGAGGATGGTAATTATGAATGTAGATTTCAATCAAATTATTCAAAGGTTCGAAAGAGGGGAAGACTTGTTTCTAGCAGACAAGGTTAGAATAAGGATTCCTAATGCCGAACAAAGGCTACGAGGAGGTCTAGACTATTTTGTCAAAAGATACACCTTTGGCAAGGAATCTCATGCAAAATGGATGGAGAAGAATTATCGCCCTATTGTTGATTGGATGTCTGACAACGAAGGCAGGGGACTTCTTATTACAGGTGGGTGCGGTCTCGGAAAGACTCTAATAGCAAAGCATATTCTACCGCTCTTACTCCAAGACTCTTGCAGAAAACTTGTCAATATCTTTACTGCCCAGGAGTTGAATACAAAGATTGACGAGATTCTAAAACTTCACATCATCTGTATTGATGATGTTGGTACAGAAGAGCTTGCGAAGATTTTTGGTAATGTTAGATGCGCATTCTCTGAGTTATGTGATGCAGCAGAGCAAAAGGGGAAGCTTCTCATCATTACCACCAACTTAACTGCAAACGAACTCGAAGCAAAATATGGAGAACGAACTATAGATAGGTTAAAAGCCATCACTAAGTTTGTTCCTTTCACAGGTAAATCATTAAGAAAGTAGATATGGAAATTAAAGAAGACAAAGATTTCTTGTTTGCTACAAAGCAAGCTAGATTAGCAACCTTCCTTGAAAATGATGAGGAAAGAAGAATGTTTAGAAACGCCATTTACAACGCTATCAAGTGGGGTAAAAGACACTAGTATATAAATCTATAAACAAAAGAGCAATGAAGATGTTACAAGACGTTACAGATTGGTTCAAGGCTGAAATTCTTGGCGACCAATCATTACAACAGGAGAGAAAGAAACTGAAATCACAGAAAGATTTCGAGAAGCGTATTAATGAAGCAGCTCGCCATGTCTGCCTCTCAGATCGTCCTAATGATGATGGGGCTCCATATCCTGTTATCTGCATGGATGGCACCGTTATCTATAAAATCTGCGAGAATCCTCGAATCGAGAAAGGAGAAATCAGCCTTGAAGATGTAGGGGAAGTCTTGGTAAGATAACGCATTCATTATGCCGAAAACAAGCTGAATTACAGATAGTTATGCGGTTTAAAAGTTAAATAAAGTTGCTAAAAAGCGATTAAAGAAAGTAACGTTTGGTCAATCCAAAATTTCTTTGTATCTTTGCATCAGTTAATTAAACAACAAATAAGTTTAACAATTAAATGATAAGAGCAATGAAAAAGGTAAAGTACGTTATTAAGGCAACTAAGTTCAAAGATAACACATACGAAGATGTTGTTTTTGAAAATCAGCCACTCAGTCAAAAACAAGAAACATTCAGTGACGTAAAGCATATCTTAGATTTGGATTTCGAGAATGCTTTAGACGAAGGCAAGAAAGTTCAGTATGACGGAGTAGAGCTTGATATCTTCAATGAAGATGGTACAATCCTTAAAGAATGGATTCAAGACGTAGCATAAAGGTAATGGGGTGACTAACCATCACTCCACAATAATAAGAGCAATGAAATACGAAGAAACGTTTAAATCCGAAGTAGCTTCAATTGAAGCTATGCTTTACAAAGCAAAGCAACGTAGAAAAGAATATGGTGCATTGAGTGCCATCATATACATGAAAGGATGGCTTAAAGTTGTCTACGAAGAACTGAACGATTTCACATTGACTTAACAAAAGATATGAAACATGTATGTAGTAATTGCATATCTTCCGATATATGCTATAGTGAAGGCAAGAAGCCTAATGACACTTGCCATCAATGGGAATGGAGATATACAGGTTTATGGTTTGATAATTAAAAAGTAAGACAATGGGAAAAGAGAAAGTTACAGTAAACGATTTGAAGGTTACACTCTCAGAGCTTGGTGTAACATCTGGCTTGAAGCAGGAAAAGATTATCCAACGCCTGCAGGTCAATGGCTGTTTGATTGCAATGGTAACAGATGTATTGGATCAGCTCATCAAAGATGAACAGGGCATGTTTAGGCTGTTAAGCGTTCAGTACAAGCAAGAGCAGAAGATGCACTACACTCAGATGCAGGATGCAGCCAAAAAGTACTACTTCCATTTAAAACCCTTTAATAAGAGTTTCTTCGGTGATGAGAATATTTGCGCCAACCTGGAGGATAACGCAAATGACATCTATGAAATCATCAAGCTTCTTGCGGACCATACTAACGACCACAAGGATATGGAAGTGATTAAGAGAAACCTCAGAAAGAGAAAGTTGAACCATCATATTTTCGATTAAGATTATGTCAGTATATAAAGCAAACGTAGATTTATCAGACTTATTTCACGATATGTCTTACAATTATCAGAAAAGCTTCCTTGTTGAAGAGTTCTGTTCTTTACCTATAGAACATCAGGTAGAGGTGGTTGGTGAAATGCTAAACAATCTGAACGGACAACAGGTAGCAAAAGTTATAGAAGACGCTTTTGATAATTTGCATGAGCAAGCTCAAGAGCATGTAATCAACTATGTGAACGAATAAAGGCTATGATGTCCGACAAACAATATAAAGTTGCTCGCAAGGGTATTGTCGAGCAGCTTAAATTAGCTCAGAGACTACATTGCAAGCACATGGAACAGAAGTATAAAGAGGCTTTGGAGAAGTTAGAGAAACGCTTCTTAAAGCCGGATGCCGTGGGCTGCTTCGATTTGGGCGCAAGGGTATCAAATAGTTATTATCATCTTTAAATGGTTAGATTATGAAAATGGCAAAACATATTGTAATAGACATAGAAACATTAGGTAGAAGAAATGATGCTGCTATTACTCAAATTGGCATAGTACCAGCAGATGAAAATTTCGATGTATTAGATCGGTATCTGATACAAACAGAACCTAAAACTTGGAATACTTGTGAAAGAACATTCACTGGAGAAACTTTACTCTGGTGGATTCAGCAAAAGAACAGTCCAGAAAGTAACAAGCCTACTCATATTGTCCATAGCTACAAATTTTTAGTAGATAAGCTATATCAAATCTTTAATAGATACAATACAGAAGACACTATAGTGTGGACTAAAGGGGCAATGGACCTATTTTGCATTAAAGACATATGCGAGTATCTTAATATGGAAGTTCCCTGGAAGTTTTGGCAACCTAGAGACATCAGAACCGCAAAGGAGTTCATTAAAGAGTGGAAGACCTTTGAGAATAATAATCATAACGCTCTCGATGATGCTTTGAATCAGTTGAGAGAGTTGAAAGCTAACTTAATTGAAAGATAGATATGGGTACAAAAGTAGAAGTAAGAACTATTCCTTTGCATGGATTGTTCATCCATCGTAAACAAGTTTGGCGGTCACTCGGTAAGCTTAGAGCAGAAAGCCATTCTACGACAGCGCAAAAGGTGTTTGTGAATGAGCATGATACCGAGGTATCAACTGAGAATGCTGATTTCATTGATGGCTTGAAAGTCACTCCTTATGATGGGGAGTTACCAAAAATATCAAAATACGCTGATTGCAGCCAGAGCTATTATCAGTATTGTTTAATGCAAAAATTGGTTTAGTTATGAAAATAGCTGATATGAATGATTTGAAACTAGAGCAATGGATCAGACAGAGAAACTCCGCTCAAATCATGTGGAAAGCAAAAGATGGTAGAGAAATACCGATTAAGGATATGTCAGATACTCATCTAGCTAACACGATAAATATGCTAGAAAGAAAATATGATGCAGAAGAACATCTTTACGAGATAGACCCTCTAATGGACTTTGGTGCAAACGATTAACAAATAAAAAGGTAAGTAATATGAAAGAAAAGATTAACATAGCGGAGATACTAAAGGATAAGCCAGTAAATACGAAGCTGTATTCTCCTTTGTTTAGTGAAGTATATTTTTCACATGTAAGTGGCGGCTATATAGCTGTGGAACATCATGGAGGTACATCACTATTCTTAAGTAGTGGCAAATTCTATGATTACGATGGAGCAGAGCCGTTATTATTCCCTTCCAAAGAAATGCGAGACTGGTCTAAGTTCTCATGGAAGAAAGGAGACATTCTAGTTAACAAAGATGCAGAGGTACATATTATCTTCGATGGGTTTAAAGATGATACCTACAAAACTTTCTATGGTCAGTATTATCTATGGGAAGAAGAGGATAGTATAGTGAACTTTGAAGAGAATGAAGACTACATGCAAACATCCGAGTTCTACAAAGCAAACAAAGAAGAAGCTCAGACCTACATCAGCACCATCGAGGAGCGATTGGGCGGTAAACTCAATCGCGAGACATTGGAAGTAGAGAAACCTCAGCCTGAGTTCAAGGATGGAGATATAGTAATGTCTGATTCGGGTACAATAGTTCTTGTCAGAGGAATTAGTTTAACTAGAAAGATATATTATCATGCTTATATGCGTAATGAGTATATATATATCAACCAAGTAGAAGGCGAATTTTTTAGTCGTGTAAGTCGTATTAAAAGATTTGCCACTGACTCGGAAAAGCAGCAACTCTTTGATGCTCTCGCAAAGGAAGGCAAACGCTGGGATAGTGAGCATAAAATGATTGTGGACTTGAAGCCAAAGGTTGAGTTCAAGCCTTTCGATAAGGTGCTTGTTAGAAATACCGATACAGAAGAATGGTTCCCAGGGTTCTTTGAGAAGTTTGATAGTACTTGGAATAATCCATATCATATAATGAACCGCCGTAGTATGACAGATTTTGCTTTTAAGCAGTGCATTCCTTACATCGGCAACGAATCATTGTTAGGTACAACAAATAACGTGGAGGGCTAGGTATGAAAGAGCTTAAAGATTTGGTTGTTGGTGATGATGTACTAGTTACAGGTATGTATCACAGACGTATTTCAAAGGTTGGTAAAGTGACAAAGACTCAAATTGTTGTTAATAACGCTAGATTTAGAAGAGATTCGGGCTGGCAATGCGGTAGTGATAGATGGAATGTTAGAAGAATATCTGTTCCTACAGAAAAGGAAATATCAGATGTTAAAGAAGAGAATCTTCGTAAGACTCTCATCTACTCTATCAGTTCTTTTGATTTCAAACGCTTATCAACAGATGAGTTAAAACAAGTGTACAAAATCGTAAAAGGCAAAGAATGAACGAGATTAAAGTAGGCGAAAGAGTAACTATTATTCTTGAAGCTGTTGAACATGACACTTGTGAAGGATGCTTCTTTAAAGGAGTGGCTGGCTATTGTGGCGCAGCTCCACTTGGATTGAAGTGTCTTCCTAAATATCGTTCAGATAAAAAGAATGTAATCTTTAAAGAAGTAAAGGAGTAGCTATGAGTAGAAATTTAATGAGAATGGCGTTGATGATGGCTGCTACGGCAGCTTACGCACAAGATGATATTTTCGGGTATTCAAGCCCTAGACTTGATACACCGAAAGGCAACATTCCTTCCGATAAGCAGAAGTGTCAGCCAAAGGCGCAGCATGAGTTTATCATCAAGGGTGTTAAGATTATGGCAGCTTCAAAGAAAGATGCCATCAAAAAGTTTAATCATCGTAAGTAAAAAGTAAAGCGTATGAAACAGAAGTTGAAAATGATATGGCGAATCCTTCGTGACAGACAGGTTGTAGTAATAACCGAGAGTTATGGAAGATTATATTATGATTGGGACACAAGAAGTCTTGAAGATGTTTGTCAAATGTGTCACAAAGTACACGATATGGCTTATATAATGAATAATAAGAAGTAAAGCGTATGGATAAATTATGTTATATACCAGGTGATTTGGTAATGACAAACGGAGTACCACTAGGTACAGCTAAAGATGTCGTTTACAGAGTAACATCATCAGACCCATCAAAGATTTTGAAGTTAGATGATGGAACGGTTCTGAAAGGTGTTGTCTGCTTAGAGAACATCGAAGGTGCAGAATTAGGGGATAAAGGTTTTCTCTTAGGTGACTGCTGTGCTTGGGTTAAGGATATTGTTCCTATTAATCTTGTGCCAGCAATTTTGGAGAAGAATGGATGGAATAAATCCACAAGCTGGTTTTACGTTGGCAGTGAAGAGCGTGGCTATCAGTTTTCCAAGGAACTAGATGATAAATGGGACGAGCTTGATAGAATGACTTATGGTGACTTACAAATCAGTCAATCTGAAAATCTTAGAGATTGGAAATATATAAATGAATGTAATCACTATTTTCATTTTGAATTTACCTATGTTCATGAACTCCAACATTTATTATATGCCTTGCATATAGATAGTAACTTAAAAATATAATGATATGGCACAGAAATATATAGTTGGTGATGTTGTTATGTATCACAACAAAATCATGGTTGTTAAAGAGCCTAGAGACGGAAGTCACTTTGACTTGTCTTGCCCTAAAGAAGGGTTAGTATATGATCTTGTAGATATTGAAGAGATGAAGCCAGCACGTCTTACTTCAGAGATTCTAGAGAAGAATGGATGGATGCTTTATCACCTGTATTATTGGTTTGTCGAAAAAGAATGTTTGAAGTTGCGTTTGTTAGAATTTGATAATTACACATGGAATGCTTGTATTGGAGACAATGTTATACGTATAAATATGTATTCAGTATCAGATTTGCAACACCTTCTCTTCGGTCTAGGACTTAACTCAGAAATGGAGGTGTAGGTATGAGTGTAGCAACACAAGTAAATTACCATTGCCCTTTCTACGGAAGAAAATGTTACCAATGCGGTTATTGGAATCGTAGAGGAAATGAATGTGAGATAATAACTCATCAAGACAGAAAGATTTGATGTTTAACCTAACATTTAAAGATATGACAAAAGAAGAATTAGAAGCAAAGGTTACTAAGAAACAAAATCTTATTAATGCTATAAATGACGAGATTCTTTCTTACGTAACGGAATACATTGAGGGCTTACCATACAAGGTTGGCGATAAAGTTAGCTGCTCTAGATGTGATGTTTGTTGGATTGAGACCATCACACCAGAACAATATAATAGTTACTATACAGGCGATATTGTAATAAGAATCAACCCAGCCAAGAAAGATGGCACTCGCTCGAATAGATTGTTTGTACTATTTGGCATGGAAATCGATAGCATCAAGAAGATTGATTAACCATCCTGCAAAGGATATAAAATAGATAGTAAGATGAAAAAGTACATTGGAACAAAAGTTGTGAATGCCACCCCAGCGTGGCGAGTTGATGGCAAAGTATATCTCAAAGATGATGCTGTGCCAAAATCCATGAATCGTGAAGACGGTTACAAGGTAGTCTATGAGGGCGGCTATGAAAGCTGGTCTCCTAAGGACGTGTTTGAGAAAGCCTATCGTGAAGTAGGCTCTGTTAACTTCGGTGGTGCTATTGACTTGCTGAAGGCTGGTCTTGCGGTAAGACGTAAGGGGTGGAATGGCAAGGGCTTGTTTATCGTGAAGCAGGTTCCTTCTCATATCACAGGTGACATCATTCCTAATATGCAGTCACTCCCTCAGTCTGCCAAGATCATCTTGATGAACCGTGAGAATCCTCACATTGACTATACTAATCAGATGCTTATCATCAATCCAGATGGAAGAGCAGATTCTTGGGTTCCTTCCGTATCCGATGTATTTGCGGAAGATTGGGAGGTTGTAACTGAGTAACTAACCGCCCTCTCCTTGGCAACAGGGAGAGGGTAAAAAGAAGAGAATATGGCAGAGATTATTTACTTTGGAACAAATGGGTGTTCCGGTCATTATCCTATTGGCATTGACAAAACGCTAACAGGAGAAGAATACAATAAATGGTGCGAGTGTGATAATGATTTTTGGAAAGATAATATCCGAAAGAATCCTGGTCGCCACCTCATCAAACATCACGGCGAAACCTACACCAACTACGGCGTGCCTTTCTCTGTAGATGAAGACAGAGTTGGTGACCATACCGAACTATTTTGGAAAGGCATTCATACGAAAGAAGAAATCGTCAACTTGATAAAGAATAATCAGTTTTTGGCAAGGCAATTCAAAATGGATGAGGCAATTAAAAAAGTGGCAACAGTTTGTGGTGTCAGGTACAAAGATGTTAAATCTGCGATAAACATGACACAAGCATTCGCAGGTGGTAAAAAAGAAGGGAATAAGAAAGCTGCAGAAGCAAAAAGAAAGTTGTGAGATTAGAAGCAATCTTACAGACGATGAACAGAAGCAAGCGATTTTGATAGCAATTAGAGCTATTGACACTTGCACTGAAAATGGGTTTATTGTAGAAGATTAACTAATAAGATAGTAATATGGCAAAAATGAATGTAACAGAAAAGGACTTTGAAGCTTTCTTTCAAGCAACAGAATCCCTCATGGCTATGTCTGGTACTTTAGATGATGACTTCAACGAAGAGGTTTATGCTATAAACAGGCAGTTCAAAAGTTTTGAACGAAGATACTTAAAGGCAAAGGAGGGTAAGCAATGAGTAAAGAAAAAGCGATAATTCATATCAATAATGTTTCCAAGATGATTGGCTCAAAAAGAATAAAATTAAGTGAAGGCATGACCATTCATATTCAAAACGAGTTAGTCTTAGCACTTAGAGAATTGGAGGATGAATAAGAAGCAATTTAAGTAAGTAATTATGAATAAAAAAGAGAAATCAATCAATAGTCACATTGATAAGGCTATAGGCTATTCAGACAAGGCTCATGACGAGTTGCAAATTGCTCTGAATATAGCTTTAGAAGGAAAAGGGCTTAGTGACGAGGAAAAGGAACTTCTAAGCGTTGGATTTGCAACAGGAACAGAAGAAGCCGTAGAGCGTGTTGCCGATGGTAGTTGTAATGATGAATATATCGGTGCATGGGATAGCGCAATTAGAGACTGCCGAATATCTGAGGTATATCGCATGACAGGTGAGCAGATACGTGAATATTTTAATTTGTGACAACTATGGATAAGAAGAAAGTTAAAGAGCTGATACAAGAAGTTATCAACAGCAATATTGATAGCTTGGAATTTGGATGCGATAAGCATAATGCTCCTTTGAGAAAGGCAAATAGCTTATTGCATGATGCTTTGATAGAGTTAGGAAAGTCAGACTGGGTATCTGTTGAGGATGGGTTGCCACCTTATGGAGAGAATGTTCTTGCTATATCAAAAGATGGGTATATGAATGTGTCTTACAGACGTAAGATTCCAAGAGATAAAATTAGTAGAGAGGTTATGGATGATAACGGATTCATTCTAAACTTCAATTTGCATTGTAGCACTATCACTCATTGGAAACCTATTGATAAGTTGGAGGAATAGTTATGGATAAAAACGTTTGTGATAACACATTAGTCTTTGGCAGTTGCCATGCTAGAAGCTGTATTGAAGTACCTTCTTTGAACGCAGGAAAGGCTAAATGGAAGGCTTTCTATGATAAGTTCCCTTGGCTTAAAGGTCAACCTTTCTATCTTAGACGTTCATGCTTCTGGGATGGAGGTGAAAGAAATCTGAAGGCAATAAAAATAAAACTTAAAAAGATATAGTTATGGCATGGGTAGCAGTTAATTATCATGGTGTGGAAGTTATTCTTTCAGATAGACCGAAGAAATTATTCCGTAGGTTATGGGGCAATGATAAAACCCAGATAATTCCTCTTCCACAAGGCTCTATCAAGAAGCTCATCGGAAGAGAGCTGTCTTGGCAAGATGAGCCAGTTGAACTTAAAGAAGAATAGCTTATGTTTGGATTTTATGTTATACTTACCCTAGCTGTTCTATATATAGCTTTTATGGGTGGAGTTATCGGTTATTTAATTGGTAAATATTGGAAGAGATAAATATGAGCATGCAAATATGTAAGGAAGCCTATCAAGAATTGATAGACGGAGATATAGAATGGCTTCTTAGACAGCCTAGAGACCTCGAAAGAGACCATATAGAGGCAGTGCTAAGAAAGAGTGTTGAACTTTTATACGGAAAGGAGAAATAGATATGGAAGTATTAAAAGACAAAAGTCAGTTAACAAAAGGTTGCGGAGTGACATTTATTAAAAATGATATTTTCCACTTCTACGAGTACCTTATGGTACACCCTAATCGTGAAACCTATTATCTTTTTATAGATAGCTGGACGCAAGACGTTGTACGAATACACGTCAGCGAACTCTTAAATGGAGATTACTATATAGGTAAATATGATACTGTTTTCGTTAATAAAAAGATGATAGAATTTCATAAACGTATGATTCAGTGTCACGAAAATAGAATTAAAGAGAAGAGAAATTTAAAGAAATAGTTATGGTTAAACCTTACAGAATCAAGCATAAGGCTAGCGGATATTTCTACCAACGTTACAACGGAAGTAACCTTGGTAAGAAAGGCAAGGTGTATATGAATAATCAATCACCACTTACAATATGTGATAATGAGAACTTTATACGTATTCAGATTCGTCACAACACTTTAGCTTATAAAGCATTGAGAGATATGCTTTCCAAATATGCTATAGGTAAAGATGATGAGTGTGAATGGCATAGTACATCTTACAGAGTTCCAAAAAGTGAATTTGAAAAAGAAGAATTATTATGAAAATAGAAAATATCAAGTTCAAGGCTAAACGTCTTGACAATGGAGAATGGGTTGAAGGTGACTTAATGAAGGAGTCTTATGGTGCTAGAATTATTGAGCATACAAGTAAAGCAGATAATTGGGTAGCAGTAGACCCTTCTACAGTCTGTATGTTTACAGGACTGAGAGATAGGGATGGCAAAGAAATTTGGGAAGGTGATATAGTGCATGACAGTTATGACCTTTGTGTATAGACAATCTCTATGAGGTAGTTTATATTGAAGAAGAAGGAGCGTTTGCATTCAAGAGTTTAGATAAAGTTGACAATTACGAGCCATTTGTTAATTTATTAGAAGCTTATGTTGTTGGCAATAAATTCGATAAGGAGAAGTAGCGTATGAAGAATAAGATTTTAGACTTAACCAAGTCAGCCGTTTGGTTGGTCTTGTGTCTGATTGTTGGTGCATTGATATGTGAGGGCATTTGCTCATTGGCTAATATCAATAAACCAGCAAAGAGAGTTGGTATATCTGTAATCACAGAAGAAGAGCACGATTATCTGGTAGTGGAAACGAAACACGGAGTTTGTGTTATTCACGCCGAGAGCTGCCCTTGTCATAAAAAGAAGTAGTATATGAAAGTTAGGTTGGCAAAGAAAATTATGAAGTATCACTCTGGCAGTTTTTTATATGACTTGATGCGCTTGAAAGGCTTGGACATTTCTAAAGAGCTGTCAAAGATAAAGCAATACTGGGAGCCAAGATGGGCTTTGTATTATGCCACTAAAGGTGGTTGTCATGGCAGAGTTGACCATCGTATCGTAAAGGCAGAAAAGATTACTGCAAGATATTCTCGTAAGCTAATGAATTGCCTTGCTAGGTTGGCTGGTAAAAATCCTTTCGATATTAGAGATATATTAGGTAGTTCAAATAAACTAAAAAAATATGATCATGAAACAAGAAATGCAAAAATCAATCTTAAAGATTCAAACAGCAGTCGAAACTCTGACAAGACAGAAAGTTATCGATAAAAATGTGTATGACTTTATCCATGGAGAAATCAAATCTCTTTCGGAAAGTGTGGAGAATATAGAGGAAGTAAGTAACCTAGATGAAACACTCCTTACCTTCACAGATAAGGAGGAGTATGTAAACCAGCATATCAACCTTGCTGATACATCTGTACTTTGCAAAGAGTTGAATAGAAGAAAAGACATTGGTGACGATTTCTTTGTAGTAAAAACAGAGGGAAAATAAGTTAGCTTATGGAAAGATTAACTAAAGTAATGGATAAGTATTTATCAGAAGCAAAGAAGAAGGTTCTTACCCTCGCAGTCAGCAAGGAATGGTTCGATATGATAGTGTCGGGCGAAAAGAATGAAGAGTATCGGGTAATTAAATATTTTTGGATGAGTCGCCTTCTCCTTATCAAGGATGAGGAATTCAAAGATTTCGATAAGTACGATAAGCTTCATATCGGTAAGACATTTGAGATGCTTATAGACATCAATACTATCAAGGAGAAACTGAATAATGGTACAATGAAGTTCGTACCATTCACTCACGTTCTCTTCAAGAACGGCTACTATGACGATAGCCCAAAGGTAGAAAAGGAGATTGAGAGTATAACCATCGGCAAGCCGAAGAAAGGTCTTTGCCCAGGCAAGTGGTTGGACCATGAATTTTTCATCATCAAGTTCAAGTGATATGAATAAGACAACAGAGCTATCATATAATCACCTCATTTCGCAACTCAGAAAAGAAAACGCTGATTTGAGGAATGAGGTGCGAGAATTAAGGAAATTGCTAACAAGAAAAGGTGACAAACCACCTAATTAACACTCCGTAACACCATGTTAAAAGGTATTTTTGACTATCTTTTGTCAAATTAGCTTCCTGTAATTTTCGGTAACATTAGTTAAGTTAACGAAACGGCAAAAATCTCACATAAGCCTTTCTAAGCTGTTCTATTTTCTTACATATATCCTTATATCATTTTTCAGAAAAAGCCTTATATAGAGGAAAATAGGCTTTATTTAACACTCTAGTAATCAATAAGTTATATAAAGTTAAGCAAGAAAAATAATGAGGTTAAAATTTGGTCAAATGCTAAAAAATGACTATCTTTGCACCATCAAAAATAAATAATAACAATTTAAAGATAAGAGCAATGAAACAGACAGTAAACGTATCAAACAAAGCTGAGGTTGTAGCAGCAGTTACAAGTGATTTTGATGGAGGTTATAACTATTTCGAAGGTGACATTCGTAAGGGTAATCTTAGAGCGCATGTAGTTAACTGCTTCTATGGTAACAAGTTGAGAATCCAGATTACCTATTGGGAAGATGGTAAGAGCGTGGCTGTTGAAACCGCTTCAACCTGTTCAACAGCAAAAGGGATTGTTAGTAAGGTTTCTAAATTCTTAAACGTTAAGTAATCATGACAGCATTAGATTTCAATGATAGAGGACAAGCTTTCGTTTCATTCGATGAGTTCAACAACTATATGAATGAACGGCTGGAAGAAGGTGATTACACCAAAGAGAAAAACGGAATCACTTACTACTATAATAGTGGCAGTTGTCTTATCGGCAAGTATGACAATAACGAAGGTTTCGGAATTACTTATTAATAAATACAGCCCTCGACACCGCGGTAAAGTCACAGCGTATGAAAAATATTTATGGAAAGACCATTAAGCCAAAGTACGAGGTCGCTCTTAAACAACATGTTAAAGGAAGTGTGGATGACGATTATGAAAGTATAGAGTTCCATTCCGCTAACAACTATTGGGAGTCAGTCCGTATGGCTAAGAAGTATTCGTTTGGCATCGGTTCAGAAAATAAACGCTTTGCCGAAACTGATAAATTGGACGCTGGTCTTGCGCAAGTAACGGTAGTTTGTTATTATTCAGACGATACATCAGACTACAACGAAGTATGGCAAGAAGAATATATTAATGGCAAGAAAACTGTAAGATATTAGATTTATATATAACGAATAGAAAGATAAAAAGGTAACGACTGGTCCAACCAACTAGTCACAATAAGAGCAATGAAATGTTAGACAGGACAAACATTCACTTTAAGAAAGCTGTAGAAGCTATATTTGAAAAGGTAAAAAGAAATAAGGGGTGTGTAACGTTAGGTCTTGATACAGATTACTTAAGCATCTGTTTATTAAAAGAAGACAGCGAAGTTTTTTATCATGACATGATTTGTAAATTTCATACTAAAGACGAAATCCGCCAGAAGGTAGATAACTTCAACAAAATGTATTACGCATGCAGACAATTAAAAAAGAAAGGAGGTCGCCATGAGTAAGGAGTACATTGGAACAGATTGCTATAATCGCAAGATGGAACTTTACCATATCGGCAATGAAGTTTATTGCGACCACATCAAAAACGGAGTTGTCGTCAAGACAAACAGCATCACTGTAGATAACCGCATTCTTGGATTGTTTAGCAGTCCTCATACAAGCGGAGCATATATCTACGATGAGATAGCAAGAATGTATGGCAAGAAGTTATAATAACTGCATATAAAAAGTAAGAGCAATGAAGACAGACAACGTTTTAGAGCATTTCGCTGAAATGATGATTTCACGAATGCAAAAGATGAAGGCAGGAGATTGGAAGATGGGTTGGTTCACCACATCTTATGGTGGTAACCCAGTGAACCTTGGAGGGCGTGAATATAATGGAATGAACTCATTCTTCCTGTTCCTCTGCATGATGGACGAAGAAAGATTCAAATATCCTATCTTTGCTACCTTCAATCAGATAAAGGCATTAGGAGCTAGTGTGAACAAAGGAGAGAAAAGCTTCCCTGTTCTGTTTTGGTCCATTCAGTACAAAGACAAGAATGGAAACAAAATAACAGAAGACAGCTACAACGGAATGACTCGATCAGCCCAACTAGACTGCAAAGTCCAGCCTTTCTTGAAGAGCTACAATGTGTTCAACCTCAGCCAAACCAACCTCGAAGAGTTAGCACCTAAGACGATACAAAAGTTGAAGGATAAGTTCAGTCTCAAAGATAAGAATGAGTTACCGACAGACACGGCTGGTATGTACGTCAACGAGAAAATTGATGATATGCTTCTTTATCAGAAGTGGCTCTGCCCTATCCGCTACGACAAGTATTCAAGTGGAGCTTTCTACAGAGTTGGGGTAGATGATATTACAACACCACTTAAAAGTCAGTTCAAGAAGGGCAATACAGAGCAGGAGATATTCGAGGATGGACAGGAGTACTACTCAACCCTTCTACATGAAATGGTTCACTCAACAGGGCATAAGTCTAGATTGGATAGAGGGTTTGAGAATGAGAAAGGAGAAAAGGACTATGCAAGAGAAGAGTTGGTTGCAGAGCTTGGAGCAGCTCTTATCGGAAACGTCCTAGGCTTTAGCAGTCGCATTTTAGATAATAACGCTGCTTACCTAGATGGTTGGATCAGCAAGCTTAAAAAGCAACCAAAGTTCATCGTTTCTGTTTTGACAGACGTAAACAAGGCAGCTAAAATGGTATTAGAAATCGTGAACAAAGAAAAGGCACAATTACTAATGCCTGCATAAGATATTTTATTGCTCTATCTAAGGCGGTATAAGCGGATTTGCTTGTATCGCCTTTATTCATTATCATCAAAAACATAAAAAGCTCTATAAGCGAAAATAAATATGCAATTTCTTGGTTAAATCTATTTGTTGATTAAATATTTTTAGTATCTTTGCACCAAAAGTAGTAAAGATATGAACATCGAAGAAATACTCAAGAAAACTGATACTATCAGCCAAAAGATAGAAGAGCTACGCAGAAGGACTGTAATGGTCCCTTTGTGGAGTTATCTTTTGAGTTTATATGAGCCAGCAAGCCATAAGGTAATGACAGATACCATAAGCCTTCGTGATAAAGACAATGGTGAAAAATCTTCCCGTATAGCGGTTGCCCTTGAAAAGCTGCTCACAAACAGAATAACAGAATTTACATTCTCTATACCAGTTAAGAGAAAGTACAACACTCCAGAAAATGATATTCAGAGGGAAATCCAAAAGGCATTAGAAAAAATCTACGATTGTGCTCATATTGACAACATGAACTACAAACGTGGACTAGCCTATTTCGCAAGCTGTGAAATCTTCACCATCTGGTATTCTGTTAAGAAGCATAACTCTCTATATGGTTTTGAATCAAACTACAAGTTGAAGTGCAAAACCTTCTCCCCTATGGATGGAGTAAGATTGTACCCTATCATTGATGAGTATGATGATATGCAAGCTATGTCGTTTGAGTATGATAAGACCGTTTCCGATAAAGAGACGGTAACATTCTTCGAAACCTTTACAGAAAACTATCATTTCATTTGGAAGAAAAGTAACCTTGGTGATATGTGGGAGGAAGTAACTGCACAAGTTGATGAGGATGGGAACATTGAGAGTGGTGAGGAAATCATCATCCATAAGATTCCTGGAGCATACATGTCTCGACCTCACGCCATCTACGAGGGGCTTGATAATATCCGAAGTGAATTTGAGTATAATATCAGTCGCAATAGCAACGTGATTGCATATAACGCTGCACCAATCGCAAAAGTCAAGGGTGGCATAGTCGGAAAGGAGAAAAAGGGAGAAAGTTTGCGTATATGGAGAGTCGAGAATGATGGCGATATTTCATACGTATCATGGAACCAGTCGCAAGAAGCGGTTAGCGGTCAGAATAAAACCCTCCTCGGATTGTACTGGATGCTTTCTCAAATGCCAGATATTAGCTTTGAGAATATGAAATCTCTTGGTAATATCGGCTACGATGCAAGACAGACGTTGCTCACAGATGCACATCTGAAAGTCCGCATGGAATCGGGCGCTTTCAAGGAGTTCTTTGAAAGAGAGTTCAATGTAATCAAGGCATTCTTGAAGGTCATGAATCCAAAATGGGAAAAGGAGATAGATAACGTCACCTGCGACCACATCATCACTCCTTACATACCAAAGGATGAGAGCTACGACATCACCATCAGACAAAAGGCTAATGGTGGTAAGCCGGTAGAAAGTCAGCTTGAATCCATCGTTAAGCTTGGGCAGTCGCAAGACCCTCAGCAGACAATGAAGGATATTCGACAGGATGAACTTAATGCGGCAGCAGTACAGCAGTCTGCTTTTGCTATGGGTGAACAAACAATATAAACGCAATAAACTGCATAAGTTATGAAGAAAAAAATCGCAATTTGGCTATTCAAGTTAGCTAGAAGACTCTACCCCATCAGTGTAACTGTCTTCGAACAGAAAGAAATTCTAGAGCCAAAGGTATGTGCCAAGGCTTATAGTATCGACAAGAATTACATTCGCCACTACAAGCGAGACCATCATGTCAAGTCCATGAGAGAAGCTTTGCGTGAGATAACAAAGGAAACTCTCGCACAGGCAAAGAAAGATGTACTCAATACTATCGAATCCAAGATCATGAAGCAGAGAGTATATCAGAAGGATGGCAATACGATTGTAGAGGTAAAGGTTAATTGCTATGTCTCCAAAGAAGAAGGTTAAGCCTATTCCAAAAGAACCTCAGTTCTGCAAATTATGTGCCCACGTTTCCAACCCACGTAATCTTAGTGTTACGGGAGAGCCAACGTTGGGCACTTGCCCTTATGAGGAGTTTGCTATCCTCTATCAAAGGGAATGTGTAAACGAACATTATAAGCCGAAATAAATGAGACCAAATATCCCCAATCAAAAGAAAGCATACGATGCTCTGAACAGACGCTTAGTTAACTACGTGGCACAAGTTCAGAGTATTTATGATAGAATCGCTAGCCAAGTTGCTATTGCTATAGATGGTGTCGGTTATGATGGTTCTGCGGAGTTCTTATTTGGGGACTATCCAGAACTGAAACAAACCATCAATGGCATCATGACTAGTTATGCTGCACAGATGAATAACCTCATCTATGCAGGTACAACAAATGAGTGGAAAGAAAGTAACATCATGCAGGACCTACTTGCAAGAAAGGTACTTCGTGCTTATGATTTTGAGAAGGGCGGAGATAAGTACAACAGGTATTTCCAACCTAATTCAGATGCTTTGAAGGCTTTTCAAAATAGGGTTGATAAGGGGTTGTCTGTTTCGCAGAAAGTATGGTATCAGTCACAAGCCTTGAAAAAGGAGCTGGAGCATACCATATCAACTGCAATAGAAAGAGGGCAGTCTGCGGTTGTTCTCAGCAAGCGAATCAGTAAGTATCTGTTAGACTATCCTTCATTAAAGGCAGATTATACAGAAAAGTTCGGAAAAGCCGCTACATGCGCGAATTGCCAATACGCTTCTATACGTTTGGCAAGAACCGAGATAAACATGGCTTACCGAAAGGCAGAGCAGACACGTTGGCAACAATTTGACTTCATCTTGGGCTACGAGATTAAGTTGAGTAAACGCCACCCTGCACCCGACATCTGTGATGATTTGTTGGGAATATACCCAAAAGACTTTGTCTTTCTAGGTTGGCATCCTAACTGCATGTGTTATGTTGTACCTATTGTGATGAGTGATGAAGAGTACTATGGTTCTCCTTCCATTCAGAAGTCAGCTATGATTTCTCGCACTCCAAAGAACTTTAATGACTGGGTACGCAATAACCGCAGCCGAATCGGGCAAGCTAAAACACTTCCATACTTCTTGAAGGATAACAGAAAGTATTGGCACCTGTCCGTTGAGGACGCGGCTTAG